GATGATTATCGTGTATTGATTTCGCGGCTCATTGGAAACTTGAAGAGGATTCACCAAAAGTATCCAAAGTTTAGACACCACGATCTTCATTGGAAGAATATCCTTGTATTGGAAGACAACAAACCAATCATCATTGATTTTGGAATGGCGATGATCGAAGGTATTAGAAATCCAAACGTCACAGAAGGTGATTTCAAAAATGCCGGTATTTATTCGGGGTCACACTACATGTATGACGCACACTACATTCTCAATATCATTCGCGGTTTCACAAAAAATCGACTAGTCCGGAAGTTCATAGAGGACTTGTTTCCAAAGAAATACCTGAAAAATGAGTCTAATGTGGTTTTACAGAGTCGTCTTCGTCCAGTGAAGCACGAAGGTCTTCCCACGTATGATGATATTCTCAAGCATCCATTCCTTCAACCAAAGAAGAAATTGCCTTTGATTCCAAAAAGAACTGTTAAACCAAAACCAATGCAAGTTAAACCAAAGACCCCACCCGCACCAAACTCCAAAAAAGGTGAGACCGCATTTGACAGAGCTAAGAGAATCTTGGCAGCTGAAGCTGAAAAGAAAAAACAACCTCTCAAAAGACCTGGTATTGTAGCTAAGCGTAGTCCAACTGTAAAAGAGCAAGTTCGTAGCATAGAACGAAAGATTGCTGCCGAAAAGAAACCAAAAACACCCCAAATGATTAAAAACTTACGAAAACTCAATGAAGGAACACCCCTTCCACCGAATCCAATGAAGAAGTTGCCGACACCCAAAATACCCAAGGTTTTCGTCAACAAGAATGGTGACCTCAAGATTGACAGGCGAAAGTGTCGTCTCTACAAGAAGGAAGAATTAGTCAAGATGTTCAAATTGGATCCAAAATTGACCAAGGAACAAATGTGCAAGTTTATAAAAAATATGTGATGGTATAGTATATAACAATGCGTCGTCAACAATTGATAATAATCACCCTTGTTGCTATCGCTCTCTTCATTCTTTTCCGCCACACCAGAGTCACTGTCAGTGCGTCTGCTTCAAACGGAGAAGAATGGACTGTTTACGGAACCATGGGTTGTGGATGGACCCGTAAGCAGTTGGACTACATGAAGAAGAATGGTAAACCACACAAATTTGTGGACTGCGATAAGGAAGGTTGCTCGGGTATGGAAGCCTTCCCAACCCTTGTCAGCCCAAATGGAGAAAAAATTGTGGGTTACAGTGAAATCTAAATACTCTATTACTCATAAGTTGACTGTTTCAACTTATCAATAATGAATTATTGGATTTTGTGAAAATATTTAAGCCCACACAATGCTGAGAGACAAGGCAAGGATGAAAGCATCAAGCATGCTTGAAATTGGCTTGAGGATGGTAATGTGCTTGACAAGGGATCGATTCCATGCGAACCTGAGAACAAAAGTCGCAATGAGAATGTTAAGGATGAAGAGGAGAAGCTCGGTGAGCATATCCGACTTAGTTTCAGACTTGGCGACACGTTTGAGAACTTGCATTTTACTAGTTACTTATATTTTTTTCTGTACAAACTACAAATGAAGAAGGACCTTCCTCTGAGTGGTTCTGAAAGAAAGTTCACCAATCGACGTTGGGGGACAGCCACTGGTATAGGTAACAATAACTGCTACGCCTATGCCGTTGGTGACTACGAAGCTTACAGATGGCAAAAGTCAATCCCCGGTGATCGTTCTGGTCTCTCAAACCGTAATCACAACTATACACATTGCACGGGTCTTCCAAATCGCGTCCTTTCAGATAACCCCGGAAAGATCTATCGTGTCAAAGCCAATGAAAAGTGTAAGAAGGGATACTATAAAGTGATGATGTTTGTCTGTCCTGGGAGACCAACAATCTACATTCGTCAAGGAGACTTCCACTTCTATGTGCAACACGGTGTTGTGGAGTATCGCATCAAACCTGGTGACACACAAGAATCAGTCGCAAAGTTTTTCAAAGTTCCACTCTCTCGAGTAAAGCGTGCTGGTAAGTTTTCGCCAAATAAAAGAATCGTGTTTAGAGCTAATGTCTTCAGCCACAAGCGAGGGTGGGCAACTGGACCACTTCTGGTTGATGCATCTGGTAAGGCTATTAAAGATCCTCGTAAGGCGGATAGAAACTACCCAGGGCTAAACTACGAACGCTACTGTAGCTCATTCTGCGTCAAGGACAAGGGAATCAAGGTCGGAAAGACTCATCCCAAGGTCAGACAAAAGACTGTCTAGGTCCACTGTATTTTCAACATCAAAAGACATATCAAATATATCCATTATATTGAATATAGCATCACTCCCCAATGACACAGCATTTGAAGTTGCTGTGTAATTGTTTTGAACTGTAACTATTACTTTGAATTGTGAAACATCAAATACTTTTCTGCAAATAGGACAAGTATTCTTACCTTTATGTTTCCATTCCTCTAGACAGTGGGAATGAAACATATGTCCACAACGTATTGGGGGGTTGGTCCTTGTTGACCTTACCTCATTGAGACATATGGCACATTGTGACATTCTAGAGTATGGTTTTAAAGTTTTTATGAGAATTTAGCTCACCTTAATTTAATAGATATTAGACATGTTTGGGAGTTGGTCGCAGCTGTCGCACTTATCACGTTTTTGAAGAGAGCTAAGGATTTCTGGACCATTTTTCTGGAGAAGTTTGCGGTAAGAGTAGTTATCAACAGCATTAATTTTGTTTTCCTTCATAAGATAGCTGTTTGTCAACTGTGCTGAAGAGTGGATGGTGAAGCACCTGCCATCGGCCATTCCAAGTCGCTGAGACATTTTGTTACTATTAAATCAGAAATTAATTTGCCTGTTAGTAATTGTTTGGATCCATGAAGAAAATCCTTTATCCTTCAAATATTCCACCATGGGTTCACACTTGTGTCCAAGAAATGTGTCAAAAACATCCTTCTCTTCGGTTGGAGATACACGAATTTGTTCGTCATCATTGATGTGCTGATTTATGATGTTATACGCAAATGCAATTTCTTTTAAAGTTTCTGCGCCAGTGATGATAATTTTACCGGTTGAGAAGATACTTGTAGTAATTTCTTTCATGTCCTGGGCGGGACTAAACTTAATTTTTACCGCTGAATATCTATCCGGTTCGAAAGAAACCTTAAAAATATCAGAATAATTTTCAAAATGTTGAGCCACGCGCATAAGATTAATGTTGTAGTTCAAACTAAAGTTTGAGTTAATCATAACAACCCTGAAAGAATCCACAGGTATTTGCATTTCCATACCCAAGAAAGTCTTAAAAATATAAGTCAATTGAGTAATAATACGTTTGCAATCAAAAAGATCACAACAACCAGCGACTTGAATAGAACCATTTGGAAAAACTTTTACGGATTTTGTACTGTAATTGTCATGATATGTAAGAGTTACTTGATTGTAAAAAGTTGTGGGTTTCAGTTTCCATTCAAATGCATTTTTACCACTTGTATTATTTCGCTTTAATTTGAAAGATTCCAAATTTTCAAAGATTGTTCGAAGCTTTTTAATGTCGATGCTTTGAACAAAACTTGATACCATCGTAATCGTTGTAATCTTTATCCATGAAGGTCGCGTCTCTTCTGGAAGTTCCTTTCTAAACTCATCAAGAGTAAGAAGGTAAGAAAAGCTATTGTTAGCAATAGCTGAGTACATTCTTTATTTTCTCTTTTATGTAGCGCTCTTTGTCTTTATTTGATTTTTAAGTATCTATTCATGACTTAGGTAATCACTTAGAGAAATAGCACGAAATGAAACCAAAATGACCGCCTTCATTAAGAAGGCCACTTCGGTCTATCACATTGAACATCAACTTCAGTACATTCAGGTTGAATATGAAAAATATGTGGAAAGTAAGGAAACTTACGAAACATATGTAGATCATCTCATGACAGAACCACTCGCCGAATGGGTAGAATTTAAGGCTAAACCTAGATCTATTCCATATGTTAAGTTCCTGGACACAATGGTGAATAAGACGTTTGAGGTTAGACAGAGAATGGCAGAATTGGCACTTGAAGAAGCATTGCGTTCAAGTGACAATTATGTAAGAATTGCACACACTGCGAAGATTTTAGATCCTTCATTCCAACCACCTAGAATCAATGTTAGAAGTGCTTGGCAGAAAGAATTCATCAAAAAGTTTTGCTATGATACACTTACCGATTTAATTGAAAGGACATGTAATATGTCTAGACTTGAATACTTTTTTAACGTCGTGAGTAGTATGCAATAATAAGAATTGTTCCCAAAAGAATTGAGGCGCCTATGATTGACATTTCAGGGTTATTGGACACACCAACTTTTATAGCTCTAACCACACTCTTATTTTCCTGTGTAAATCCAGGGTCTATATTTCTCCGTGGATGAACTTGTTTAGATAAAGAGCAGGAATCACCTTTTGTACATAAAGCGTAGTCACAGAATACACTCTTTGAAGTAGTTGGAATTCCACTTTCTTCACGTATTTCCGAAAAATCACTAAAATCACCACTTTGTCTTACACCCCCTGGAAGGGAGAAATCGTGCTTGACAAATGGATTGACATCATTAATAGCGTCTTCATCCTCGAGCATAAACTTACTCATAGTTACTTTTACTTCAGATTATATTTTTTGGTTTTCATTTTGGACCTGTGTTCCTCCCACATTTTATCTAGATCAACATCTAACATATGTGCAAGTTGAAATAGATAACTGAAAACATCACCCATTTCCATCATCACGTCAGTACCACGTTCCTTTTTAAGGTTTGTTTTTTTGTAAGTTTTCTTGTATTGGCGAATAGCCGACGCTAGTTCTCCAAATTCT